CAAACTGGTCTTGCTGGATCTACTGGTTCTACTGGAATGACCGGAGTTCAAGGACTTACAGGTTCTACTGGAATGACTGGAGTTGCTGGATCTACTGGTTCTACAGGAATGACCGGTATTGGAACTCAAGGAAATCCTGGAGCACAGGGTAATACAGGTCAAACAGGAATTCAAGGACCGCAAGGAAATATAGGACCTGCAGGAGCTGTAGGACAAACTGGTCTTGCTGGAATGACTGGACTTACAGGATCTACTGGTTCTACCGGTATGACTGGAAGCGTTGGTGGTCCTGGACAAGTGGGTAATACTGGTAATACTGGATCTACTGGTTCTTCTGGAGCTAGTGGAAATACAGGATGGAGAGGAGGATTAAATTGGGAGTTTGACGCTGGTACAAACAGTTCTGCAACAACGAATAAAGAATTTGCATTAAATAATAGTACTTGGAGCGCAGCTACAGAGATTAGATTTAACCAATATGATTGGTTTGCTAACGATCAAACTACGTATTTATCAACATGGTTTGCATCAGCTGGAGCTACTATAGGCCATATATATGTTCAACCAATAGAAAACAATAGTAGCAATGTATTAGTATTTGCTGTAACTTCTTATGGTGGTGCTTCTGGCCAAAGTGATGGAACAACTGCGCATTCATATGTCGGAGTTCCTGTAGGAGTTCCAAATCAATTCTCACCAGTACCACCAGCTAATTTAGCATCTGTGATATTTGTACCAGCTGGACCTATTGGTCCTGGAGGATCTGGAAGTCAAGGAGCTACCGGAAATACGGGAATGACTGGAATGAGTGGAGCTCAAGGAACTGCTGGTCAAGATGGAGCTACTGGAGCTACTGGACTTACTGGAATGACTGGAATTGGACTTACTGGACCTGCTGGTCTTACTGGAGTTACAGGACTTACAGGAATTGGACTTACTGGACCTGCTGGTCTTACTGGAGTTACAGGACTTACAGGAATGACTGGAATTGGACTTACAGGAATGACTGGATCTACAGGAACTACTGGTTCTACTGGAATGACTGGACCAACAGGAGAGTTTTCAGATCAAAAGGTTATACAAGTACGTATGAACGGTGATCAAACAATGCCGACCGGAAGTGGACAAGAGGTTCCTATTCAATGGGGTACTGTTGATATTATAGACAATCCTCCATACACTGCTATTCCTGGTGGATCTGCTTCTATTGGTGGTGGTGGTTCTACTAATTCTACAATTACTATTGCTCACACAGGAGAACCTGGAAGATATTATATAGAATACGATATTGGAATTGAAGGTTACGTAAGTAATCAAGGTTTAGACATTTGGCTAGAGCAAAAAAATAACCAAACTGCAATTTGGACAGGAATACCTGGTAGTACGGTTACTTGGTTCGATCATGGTTCTGCTGATATAAATACCGAAAGCTCTGCTTGTATATTCGAAGCAGCTAGAGGAGCAACGGTTGGGTATGATATAAAGTTAGTCGCTCAAAAGAATACTACTGGAGGTAATATGTTTATATCTTCAGTTGAAACAAACTTAAAAATTATACGTCTTACTGGTGGAATCGGAACTACTGGACCTACTGGACCTGCTGGTGGACCAACCGGTATGACCGGAATGACTTCAGCTACTGGTTCCACAGGAATGACTGGACTTACTGGATCACAAGGACTTACAGGAATGACCGGAATGACAGGTGCTGGTGTTGCTGGAGCTGTTGGTCAAACAGGTATGACTGGAATGAGCGGTGCAACAGGACTTACAGGATCTTTAGGATTAACTGGTTTCACAGGTCTTACCGGTCTTACAGGAATGACTGGAATGAGCGGTATCGCTGGAACTACTGGAATGACAGGTGCTGGTGTTACTGGAGCTACAGGTATGACTGGAATAAGCGGTTCTGATGGATGGAGAGGTGGAATTCTATATCATTATGATACAGATACAGGAGGAGGCCCAACTGCAGAATATATGTCAACTAATGCTGTTAACTGGACTAATGCAACTGAAATATACATCAATAAAACAGACTATCAAGGAACTGATCAATCGGTATTTCTTACAGCAATGGGAGGTAATGCTTCTACTACAGATGCTCCTATCGGTTGGATAGTGATACAAGATAATGATAATTTACAAGATGACTGTTTAGTATATGGAATAACAAGCGTTACTGATAATGGAACTATATGGACAATCGGTGGATCTGCTTATTCAGCAAGCTCAACTCCTACAGATAATCATCCCGTAGTATTTAATTACACTCGTAACGGTAATAGAGGTGGCACAGGTATGACCGGAATGACAGGTATTGCTGGAACAAATGGCGCTGATGCTTGTCAATTGATATACACTTATGGAGTTACAGCTACTCCGTTTAATGGCCAAATGACTTCAGGAATTGGATCTTTACAATCTTCTATCAATTTTAATGCTAATAATCTATTTCTTAATACTTCACAATTAAATGGAAGTTTAGTCGATGCCTTTATTGATTCATGGGATAACCAATACGTCAACAATAGTCAATTTGGTGGTACTCTTCATATAAATGTAATAGGAGCTCCACAAAATTATGGGATATGGAATATAAACAGTCCAATTAATCCACCAACTGCAACAACTCGTGCAATTCCATTGGGATTGACAGATTACAGCGGTTCATTTACAGACGGTGATAAATTATGCATGACATTTACTCCGCAAGGAGTTCAAGGAAGTGGTGGAGTTACTGGACAAACTGGAAACACTGGAGGTACTGGTGGTAATGGTCTACGAGGTGGAATTCAATGGAGTTACGAAGGTGTTAATAGTAATCCAACTACTGGCGAATTTGCAACAATGAATGCTGGAGGTGCAAATGTTTGGAGTCTTGCTACAACTCAAGTTAGTGTATCGCAATACGATTATATTGGTGGAGATCAATTACCATTTACTGAAGAATGGGGAGTTACTTCACTTTCTGGTGTTACTGATGGAGCAATTGTTATACAGACAACAGAATCATCTGGTACTGAATTTATGGTATTTGAAATCACAGGAGCATCAGTACAGTATAATAGTCTTGGTGCTACCGAAACTCAGCTATACGGCCATCCACAATCAGTATCTGGAGTACCGCCAGCTCAATCAGAAACTATGACTGTTCAATACGTTAAATATGGACCAAGAGGATTTGATGGTAGTGCTGGAAATACAGGTATGGCTGGATATACTGGACCTTCAGGACCTGCTGGACCTGCTGGACCTGCTGGTGGTGGAACCGCCACAGAAGGTTTTAATCTACATGAGGTTGTTAAAAATTCAATGACAATTAATGAAATTAGAGCTGGAGAAATGCTAATAGGAAACATTGGTGAACTTGGTGGATGGAACAATGGTCCATGGGATTATAATATAGGAGTAACATCGTCGCAAGGAACCATGATATACAATGGACATGGGTTACAATCCTTTGCTCCAGTGCACTGGCCAGTAGAAAAATACATTCCTATTAACACACCTGCTCCAGCTTCAGGTACTTACTTTGAACTATGTTTCAAAGGATATGCATCACCTTCAGCTGCAGGTAACGTCGTTAGAGTACAAGCAATAGGATATTTATGCTCAGCTGTAAACTCTAACGATAATATAAAAGATAATGGATTATCAGTTACTTTCGCTGGTCAACCTGGTACTAATTACGTTGACTTCACCGTACAACCGAACGGTACATTCTGTGGAAATTGGAACTTTTACCCACCAGAAAAATGGCAAACTGAGATTTGTTGCGATCTTCAATTAGCTATTGGAATACAAACTTCTAACGATGAACTTATGGATAGATCTAGCTATACATATTCAATTAACCAATATAACGCATCGTATCCAATTCCATGTAAGGTTAAAAAAGATGGTGCTGGTCCTGAAGGTCCAGCTAAAGCTATAAAGTAAGGAATCATTCTAATTGAAACAATAATTAACTTCATTCATATAATACTTAAATGGTATAAAATATGACAACTATGAAAGAACGCTATCAATGGATAAAAGGTGAAAATCTCGGTGCAGTAGAACATGCAAAAGCTAAGCAACCAAAAAGTCCTAAATTTTTGATATTTGAATCTGGTAATAAATGTAGTAGAGAAGTATTAGATGAATTTATGGTGCAAATTTTTCACGATCAAGATATATTAAATTTAGATCTAGCACAAAACGATGGAGAAGTAAAGGCTGCTATTGAAAAGTCAAAACAATATAAAAGGAATGAAATGACAGCAGGACTATCATATGATGATGAAGATAAACCTTCTAATATCGTTACACCTTCGGTAGATAGTCCATTAATTCCTATATTAGAAAAATCTAAAAAGGAAAAGATTAAGTTAAATGCTCGTATAAATTTAGAATTGCCTAATAAGAAATTTCTTGCTGTTATGCAAGATTCATTTGATGAGGATATTTTAGATGTTTTGAGTAATTATACACTTAGTAAAATTAAAGATCCATCTAAATTTCTACAAAATCTTATTAAGTCTTCTCTAAATGATTGGTATTCTAACTGATTTTTTGGACGAATATATAATTTAATATGAAACTACACACACGTAATATGATTCCGTCAGAGATCTTGATCGATGATATATCTTTACAATTTAATACTATTGAAGAATGTATTGAATTAAAAAATAGACTTATCGCCTTTATAAAATCTAAAAGACGAGATATCAGAGATAAAGGCATTGAACCGGAATTAACTTTTAATATAAAAAATAAATAAAATGGGTAAACAGGGATCTGAAAGAAGAAAGCAAAGAAAGCATTTCTTAAAGCAAATGAGAAAAAGATTATCGACTGCAGAATTCAATGAAATGAAAAAGGAGTTTAGAGAAGAAGGAAAAACTCTTAGAGTAAACGATTTGAGAGAATCTCTTGATATAGAAAAAGAAAGGTTAGGAGAACAAGAAGGTCTTAGGAGAGATAAATTAAAAGCGGATGGATTGTCTAAAAAAGAAATAGATAAACAAATAGATGCTTGGTACGATACTGTAAAGATATGGTCTTTACATAAAGATGTTGAGGATAATTTAATTTAATTTTATGAAAAAAACAAATGAACTTGGATATACTCTAGAATTTAGAGAAGGTACCGCTTGGAACGAAAAAAATAAAGCTTGGTATATGGAATGTAAAGTATGCGGTAAACCAAGTAAGGTCGGTGGTGAACATATATTATCTACAACTTGTTATAAATGTGTTAGTCAAGGATTAAAGGAATTTGAAGAAGATGCTAGAAGTTAAATTAGAAATAGCATCGAATGGTGTAATTAAAACAGTTACCGAAACTAACTTTAATAGTGCTGGTCAAGGTAAGGTTGTTAGATGTGTTTATGAAACAGAAGATGATAAAAAAACGTCATTCATAAATACTATGAAATTGTTTTATGATATTTCAGATGATCTAGGTATCGATTTTGGAAATAAATTTGATATGAATGTTTTAGGTTTTAAGACAGGATGGGGTACTCATTATGAACCTAGCTTAAAGGATATCCAACAAATTAAAAAGGATCTGACTGAAGAATTAAAATATATTCGTGGTTTAGAAAAAACTATGAAAGAAGACGAGGCATTAGATCACCTAAATTAAAAATAAAATAAATGATTTTGACAGAAGAAAATATAGTAGAAAAGGAATTTATCATCGTTCATTGTAATTTGAAACTCTTTAATGAAAACTTTAAGAAGGATAAAATTACAGAAGTTGTTAATTACCATGACATTATGTCAAAATTAGAAAATAATGATATTTATAAGAATGTTCCTGATAGAAGAATAATAGAATACTATATAATTAGAAAAATAAATACTATTTTAGAGAACAAAAAAAGTAATAGAATATATTATCTATTAGAAAATTTAGAAGTTGATATTATACGTGCATTAAAAAGGGTATTAAGAACGTATGATCTAAAATATAAATTAGTGCTTGCAGAAGATGATGATATTGATGATATCAAAACAGAATTTGACACTATAGAAATTGTTAATTTGAATAATGATAAAACACAAATTGATAAATAAAGGTTCACTAGCACACTCTCTAGTAACCTCTTCAAATGATCCTAACATACTTATTCCGGTAAAAGTTATAATTAAGGATATTAAGTTCGATGAATATAATCCCTTATATTTAGTACAGATAATAAAATTTTACGATAACATTTACTTTCTTAGGAATCACTTTATAAATAATTCGTTTTCTAACGGATTTGGCAAAAAACCTAGAACATTTTGGATTCCTACTGAGATAGATACTACATTAAAACTAGAAAATTATATACAAAAGGATTCTGAAAGATTTTATGTTGTTATTGATTCTATCCATACTACTCGATACAAAAATGATTTAGTCGATATGTTTAATAAAATACAAGACTTTATTATATTACGAAATTTATCAGAAACTAAAGACTTATCTACTAGAAAATTCTATTCAGGTAAATTAAGATTTGATACTCAAACTGAATTCTTTGCTAGGCTTAAAACCATGTTAGTACAAAAAATTACTGATGCTGGTGAATCTTGGGATCAATTCATTAAGAGCCTTTGATATATAATATAATAAAATAATCTAATTTACTATGGCAGATACTCCTATGAGAGGACGAGATTGGAAAACCTACGAAAGAGGTTCAGCGGCTGCTCAATCGGCTCCACTTACAAGTCCCTATAATAAGGATGTAGATTTACCTCAAGGTCCAGATCAAGAATCTAAATATAAAGGTAAGGAGGCCTTATTTAATAGGTTTTACACATTTTACTATGGTGGTTCTTTAGGACAAAACGGAACTACTTCAGTAAATTATTTTGAAGATGATGCTGGATGGAAGCCTAGAGAGATTGATCGAAATCCTACAGCTGCTAGAATAATAGAATGGAGCAGAGAAAGTAAAAATGCATGTGAGTATTCTTGGGAAGATTTCTTATGGGCTAAAAACTATGGAAAGGTTCCAAATAACTATATGATTACTTTACGTAGATTTGGGATGCCTGCTACAGATAATTTATTAAATGTAGAAAGACAAGGAACTCCCGATATTGGAAGAATGGTTTCTTGGATGGATGGAGAAACTAATAAGCTTAGTGAACTAATGAAATTTTCTGTAAAATTAAATTGGGAAGAATTCAAATCAGAAATACAAACATATCAAGGTGGTGGATATGGTGGTGCGGGTGGAGGATCTATGATTGGAAAATTAATGCAAGCTTCTGATACTAGTGGTTCTAAGAATGCTGCAAAGGGAAGTGGAGCTGCTAATTTAGATCCATACGCAAACCAAACAAATAAGACTTTAGGACCTATTAACGTTATTGATAAAATGATGGTTCGTAAACGTGGTTTATTTTTTGAGCAATCTCTAAAGGTTGTATTTGAATATGAAATGAAATCAATCGATGGAATAAATGGTAAGATCGCGTTTTTAGATTTATTAATGAACGTTTTAATGGTCACGTATAATCGTGGTGATTTTTGGGGAGGAGCTAAACGATTTGTTGGTGGTGCAAGAACATCAAATCCTATTGCAGGACAGGATGGAATGGCTGCTTTAGCAAAAGGTGATTTCGGAACATTCTTAGATAAACTTACTACAGGATTATCTTCTAGAATGAACGATTTAACTGGAGGTAAGGGATTATCCCTAGAAGGTATTGGAAATGCATTAAAAACAGTTGGTGGAAATGTGGCTATGAGAGCTGGTGGTGCCGCTATGGATAAGATGGGTAGACCACAGGCTCAAGCAACAATGGCTTTATTAACTGGTGAAGATACTGGTGAATGGCATTTAATGTTAGGAAATCCTTCTAGACCTATGCTTAGTGTTGGTAATTTAATTTTAGAAAATACCGAAATTGCATTAGATGGACCTCTTAGTAAAGATGATTTTCCTACAAAATTAAAAGTTACTTGTACATTAAAACCTGCGAGACCTAGAGATAGAGATGATGTTCAAATGATGTTTGCACCTGGTAATGGAGAAAGATTATATAGTTCTGCATTAGACTTTATTAAAACTACGTACTACGGTCAAGTGGCTGCAGCCGGTGGTGAAAAGTATAATCAAACAAAGAATCAAAATGCAACTGCTTCGGTTTTAAGTGGAAATCAACCAGCAATGGAAAGAGAAGAAGCTAACGTACAAGATATATTAGCACAGAGATTCCCAAATCATCAAAATCTTGGTGCTGGTGGAATTGAAAACACATCAAAATATACAACATAACATATGGCGTTAAACTTAAAATATATGAATCTTAAACGAATCATAACAAAGACTAATTATTATGGTGTTGATAAGATGGTTACTGATTTAACAGAACCTACGTTAAAGCCTAACTTTGCAGATCCTAATTTTGTTATAGCAAGAACTGTTATAGTTAATGAAGAATACGCAATGAGACCGGATCTTATTTCCATGTTTGCATATGGTACAGATATACACACAGATATCATACTTAAATTTAATGGAATATCAAATCCGTTTGCGGTTAACGAAGGTGATTTATTATTGATACCTAAATTAGATGGTGCAAAAACAATGTATATTCAACCAAAACCTAGTAAGAAAGAAATAGAAGAAGTTAAGCGTGCATTTATAGATAAAAATAGATTTAGCAAACCTACAGAAGAAAGATTAGCTAAATTAGCAGCATTGGCTGCAAGTAAACAAAATGGATCTTCTACAATAACACCATCAAACCAATTAAAACCTGGAGAATCTGCGGTTACCACAAAGGCAGGTGCATTAATTTTTGCTAATTATAGGAATGGTGGAAGTAATAAGAATAATCAGACATAAATATGGCAACGGTCGATAGAGACATACTAACTATAACAGAACCTACTCTTGCATTAGATGAAGTTTTCGTAGAGGATGAACAAAGTGTAGATGCACAAAACGAAAGTTCACCAGAAAACGATAATCAAACAATGCAACAGCAAACAATGGAGGGTGGTTTGTTTCCGGTAGTTCAAATAGGTACTAATAAAATTCAAATACAGGATTTATCGTTTATGGAATTAAAAAACGATGGATTCTTACCAACTGCAACGTTTGTTGTAGATGATCGTCTTGGAAAACTAACAGATTTAGAATATCCATTAGATGGTTATGTTGTTTCGTTATACTTGAAACCGAGACCTATAACTACATATCGACCAATTAGAATAGATTTTGATATTTCTAGTATATCATCAGTACCTGGATCTCCAGCCGGTGGAGGAAGTGAAGATGAAGAACCTACCGATGGAGAACCTGCAAAGTATACGTTTAATTGTATAATGAAAGTTCCTTTAATGTTTGCCGATGTAGTACAGGGATTTCAACCAGGCAATTCGTTTGATCATTTATTAGAATGTGCAGAAGGATTGCAATTAGGTTTTGCATCTAACGAAGATGGAACTGATGATTTAATGGCTAGGATATGTGCTGATACAGGAAGAGATGAATGGATAGCTGAGACTACTAGATCTGCATATAAGGATGACGATTCGTTTTTTACTTCGTATGTAGATCTACATTATTATTTATGTATGGTTAATATAAATAAGCAATTTAGTTTAGAAGATGTTATGGAAGATGTAACAGCGATATCACAAATAGATTATTCTATGCAATCACCACAGGATGCTGCTTCAGAAGATGGAGTTCCTGGTAGTTTACGATTGTCTAATAGCCAAGATGTTGCAGGAACCAATATGCATATTGCATCATATAATCTTGTAAATAAAACTGGAGAAATTTGGATGGCTAACGGATATAGACGAAACGTTAAATATCTTAATCTAAATGAAAATAATAATGATGGTGAATTTCAGGGATTAGAACAATTTTTAATAACTCCGTTAAATACACCAGGATCAGAAGAAAGTGAAATACCTATGAGAGGTAGAGCTACGGATCCAGCAGAGTATTGGGAGAATAATACAAAAGCTAAGTATTTAGGAAAACAACCATCAGAAGAATTTGAAAATGTTCATTCAAACTATATGTTTGCAATTGCAAATAATATAGGAAATAATTCAGAAATTAACAAAATGAGTATGACGGTTATATTAGAAGCTGTGAATTGGGCTTTATATAGATACCAAAGAATACCGGTTATTATATACAATACAGGAGAAGTTCAAAATAAAACGTTAGAAAATAGAGATAGACAATTAGGAGATGATGAACAACCTACAAATGCAGAAACCGATGAAGCTGCAAATTACAGTGAACCTGGTCAGATGGTTAAAAATGAATTTCTTTCTGGATATTATGTCATTTCAGAAATAACGTATAAATATAGTAGAGATAACAGTAAAATAATGCAGCACCTATCGCTTCTTCGAAGAGAATGGCCGATATCTGCAAGCAATTCAGACAACTAATAATATGACTAAAGTAATACCATATACTGATCCGGCTAAAAACGCCTTTGCGAAAACGAATCCATATTATACGGATAATCGTTACCTAAACACACAAGATCCTACTGTTTTAGGATTCAAACTATTGTTTAATTTCGATCAAGCAGATAGCGGCTTATTATGGGGTGCTGCTGTTGATTCTGCTCCACCAACAAATACTGCATTAGGTTTTTTAACTTCGATTGGAGATGGACAACGTGCATATTATCTTAAACAATTTTTAAGAATTTTACATGGCATTAATAATCAAACTCCTTGGTTTTTTCAAAATTTAACAGGTTTGAAAGATGCATGGAAGCATGATTTATCGATTCCTTTAATTAAAGAAGATACTAAATTAGAAATCGAATGTTTAGAATCTATAGATTTACGTATGACTGCTCTTATAGATTTATATAGAAAGGCATGCTTTGATTGGAAATATAGAAGAGAAGTAGTTCCTAAAAATTTAAGACAGTTTTCTATGTCGGTTTATGTATATGAGCAAAGATGGATTTCAAATCCTAATGCACAAGCATTCGCAGATTTTAGAGATGATAACGGTAAATTTACTGGATTAGCTGATGCAGCTAAAACGTTCAAATCTAAAGCGGCTACATTCGCTGCTGATTTAACTGGTATGAATGAAATTCTAAACGATCCGCCAAATCCTAATGTAAATATAGTAGAAGGCGTTCCTATGAGCACAACACGAAATCTATTTCATTTTGATTTTTGTGAATTTGATCCTACCGAATCTGCTGGTCATTTAGAAACATTAAGTCATGCTGATCCTGGAGATGGGATAAAGCAAAAATTAACAATAAAATACCAAGCGGTAGAGGAAGTAAATATGTATGAGTGGTGGGATAAAAATCCGGTTGCAGATAGTTGGATACCTGCGTTAGACGAAGCTGCTTTAGATGCATTAGACGGAGGAGTCACTGGCCAGATTAAATTTAATGTTGCTCAGGCAATAGCGAATCCAAAAGACTTTTTAGGTAATTTAGCAGAACAAGGATTGAAACAAGTTGAAAGTTTTGCAAATTCTAAAATAGCTGCATTAGCATTAGGTAATATATACGGTCTTAGCTTATCTACATTAGGTGGTCCTGGAGGAGTAGCTGCAATAGGATCTGCTATTAAACAAGCTGGTAGATCTATATTAAATACACCTGGACATATGGCTCAAGCTGGAGGTAACGTATATGAAAGATCTACATCGCCTTCTTTATCTAATTATGGTGGAGAGAAAATTAGTCAAAATATCACAGATGGTTCTCCATCGCTTTCTAATGATACTAAAGAAAATATAGATCAAAACGTTTACAACGATTCTTCAACACCAGCAAATGGAAATATCACAGACGGTTCTCAAAAGGAAGGATCATCTTTAACTAATACTGATCCGAGTAACAGCCCATCAGGAAATATATTTGAATAATGCAGATTACACAAAAAGACTTTTTTAAGGATAATGTTAGAGATGGAAATTATTGTGGTGTTGTAAAAGATATCGAAGATCCATTAAAGATAGGACGTGTTAAAATTGAGGTATTTGGATTCTTTGAAGGATTAGATCCAACTCTTTTACCATGGGCAGTACCATCATCAAATATAACTGCAGGTTCGAACAGTGGAGGTGGATTCTATTCTGTTCCTAAATTGGACTCTCTGGTGAATGTTAAATTTGATAATGGTAATATATATTGCCCAATCTATACATTCAACCAGCGGATCTCTAATGAACTTAAAGATGAGATTTCGGCCTCTTATGAGAATGCACATTCGTTAATATATGATACAGAATCTCAACCAGGGCCTATCAAAATTTTCTTTACAGAAGAAACTGGATTGATGTTAAATTATAATGAAAGTAAGGTAAACATAAGACCAGATAATACCGTTTATATAGAACATTCTGGAGGAAAGATTATTCATATACAAGATAATCACATTAGTATAGGAAAGGAAGATGAATCCGATGAACCTGCTACATTAGGCGAAAAAAATGTTACAGCATTGGATGCATTAGCCGATGAAATAAATAATTTAGCAAAGGCCGTAGAAAGCTTTGGTAAGCAACAAGCTATAATCGTTGGTAGTATTCCTCCGTTAAGTCCACTAGGTGCTCAATTATCGAAATTATCTGCAGCTATGATTCCTATTCAAACAGTGATAGGATCTCCTATAAAATCTACTAAAATTCCAGAAACTAGATCTTCTACTGTTTCAGTGGATGGACCGTCTATGTAAGCAAATATATAATATAAATTAAAAACAAAAAATATGCCTTTAGTACCATTAACCTTATTTCCAACTTTATTTGATGCGATAAATGAAGCAGCAAGAGAATCTATTTACTTATATCAACGAGGTATGGATCCAACCGATAAAGAGAAAGATATAAAACTAGAACAACCGTTAGGATTGCCTGATATTAACGTTGCAGTTGATTGTTCAAAAGGTATAGCTAATCCTATTGCTAATATAGTTAATAACAATGAACAGGAAGGATATGAAACAATAGATATGGAAAAGGCTGCTGATTTATTTGGAATGGTATTTGCTGCAAAACTTACACCAGTATTAGTATTAAATATAGATGCTTATATACGAACTGGATTAGTTCAAACAACCGTTGCACCAGGAATACCTACCGTCGGTTCAGCTACTGCACAAGCTACTACTGCTCCAGGTGTTGGAACAGGAATAGTCATCTAAATACAAACAGAAAACTTAGATATATAGATTATATTATTACAATAACCCTTAAAATAAATTGAATGTCAAATAATTCCTACACTGCACATATCCAACCTTTAGCAGATTTTGATTGGGAAGCTTACGAAGCTACCGATAGAAGCAAAAGAAAACACAACAAAAAGATCAAAGTAAAAAACGATAAAGATAAAGTTTTTTCACACGAGCCAAACGCTCAACACCTTTACGATTTAATAAACGACACTACTAAAGAGTTACTAATACCAAATGAAGGACATTTAGTTAAAGGTACTATAGATTCAATAGGTAATAGATATGCATACGTGGATATCGGTTGGAGAGAATCTGCTCTATTAGATTTACACAAAGAAAAACCAGAATACATAGAAAGTTTTAGCGTAAATGCTGAAATTGATGTTATAATTAAACGATCTAATCTTCATCGTTCTGGTGAGTTAGAGGTTTCTTACAGCGAAGCAATCAAACATGTAAAATATAGAGAAATTTTCGATTCAATAGGACAACCAACCGCGTATCTAGCATATGTAAAGGAACTTATTCATGGTGGATACTTTTTAGATATTGAAGGAGTTAGATGCTTTATGCCAGGTTCGTTAGGTGGTGTAAATAAATTAGTAAATTTCGAAGAACTTTTAGATACATCTATTTATGTATGTCCTATAAACTATTCAAAAGAAAAAGATTATATTGTAGTTTCTCATAGAGATTATTTAAGAGCATTAATTCCACAGGCATTAGATGCCATTGATCCTGGTGATGCATTTGGTGGATTTGTAACAGGAACTACTAGATTCGGAGTATTTGTCGAATTTAATAAATGTCTTACTGGTTTAATACATAAATCTGATTTAGATGAAGAGGATTTACATAAATTTAATAATAGAACTTTGACTCCTGGAGATGAAATCGACTTTACCGTTAAGGAATTAGCATCTAACGATAGAATAATTTTAACACAGAAGGAGTTTATTCCGGTTATGGATCCTTGGAACGATGTTCTAGAGAAATATAATATACCGTCTGAGGTAACAGGTAAAATTAGAAAGAAAACTAAATATGGTTTATTTATTGAGTTAGAACCTAAAATTGTTGGTTTATTACATGTCTCTGATATTCCTGAATTTATTGATATAGACGGATTAGAAGAAGGCGAAGATATTACCCTAAATTTGATAAAAATTGAACCTGAATCTAAAAAGGTGTTCTTCAAAATATAGCGGGAATATATAAATAAAAATATCCTCATATATGGACTTTAATGCTTATTCTGACAAAAGGCTTGCGATAGCATCATACATTGGTTTAGAATTAGATTTCTTTTGTAAATTTAGTATAAAGAAGGTTGCTGAGAAATTTTCTTCTGTACTAAAGACTCCAGTAATCGTAATAACGACCGATGAATTTACCCCAGAAAATGGAAAATTTTATATAAAAGAATCTTATAGCCTAGGAAGCGAAAGATTTTCTTTTATATCAGCTCCTATGCCATATTCTGAATCTAGACAAACGGTTATTAAGGCCTTTTCGTTAATTAAAGAGTATTGTTATACGGATGAGACTTGTATTGCCAAGGTAGATTATTCGTATAACGAAGCTTTGATCCCTATCAGTATTAAGAAATTAGATATTCTTAAATTTATTTTAGAATTTAATGAAGATATGATGTGGAAGTTTTTTCCTAGCCAAAAGGATTCTTTATATGTCAAATCTATTAAAAATATATTGCCGCAAAATAAATTTTATCGATCTGAAAATGTAAATGTACAAGATTTTAACTATATTTTACCAAATATGGAATTCTTCGGAGTATTATTTAATCGCGTTAAAGATGGATTCGTAGAATTTAGATATATTGGCGGTAAAGATTATGAATATAAAATTGTAGAAGCATTAGATCTTATAGGTATATACAATGGTTTTTTATCTAAATGTTTATTTATGCCTAATTATACAGATAAAAATAAAGCGGATCTTAAGAAAATAATTAAAAGCAGCGATCGTATACTAAAGGGTTATGATTCATATGAGCATTTTGCTGAAGCATATCCTAAAATTAAATTAACTGTAGATCTAGATACAAATCCACAGATTATTAAGTCTAAATATGCTAAATTTAGAGATCAAATTTTTGACCTATTGGCTTCATCTGATATTACTGAAGGTTCTATAAATTATGACAGTGCAATGTCTAGAATACAAATTGAAAATGTTATAGCAAACATTTATACAATACACGAATGGGAATTTATCAATTGTGATTTGGTTATTCAATATGCAGAAAAATGTTCTTTCTTTGAATGCAGAATAAATAATTCATCGTTAAGTGAATGTAATTTATATAGGTTTTGTAAAGTTAAAAATTCTAGACTTAGAGATACATATATAAATAGAACAAGCGAAATAGAGAATACATATATAACAGGAAAATTATCAACTATTGAAGGAATTATAAAAGGTGGCAAAATTGCTAGTGGTAGACTTGGAATTCATTCGCAAGTATCAAAACAAACGGAACTAATAGATTATACAAAAATCTATAATAAATAAAGAAACGCAAAATGGGAAAAACTGATCATTTCAAAAATGTATATAATGGACAAATTCCAGAAAACCAATTAGCTCAGGATGAATTTTTAGCAGAAGTTCAACAAGAGCTAACAGTATCTTGTGCATTACCATTTAGTGTACCGGTTACTGAACTTAAGCGTATTATTAAATATGCTGCTAAATGGTTTTACAAAAAGTATGAGTATTCTGTACAGGAAAGATATTATGTAATACCTGCAGATAACTTTGAAAAGATACCTACATACTCTCAATATGGAACTATTAAAATGCCGGATTGCATTTACTCTATCATTGCTGTTAGGCAAGTTAAAGATGGATTTAGTTTATATGATCCTATGCAAAGTATGCCTGACTTTTCATTAGAGAAAGTTTTATTTAAGGATATTTATACAATAGATGGTTCTACGGAAGCATTAATGTATGCAACCATATACCAGTATTGGATAGATTTGGCAAGTCATGTTTTATTCCATCCAATTAGTTATAATTTTAATACTAACTCTAAGGAATTAGTTTTCTTAGGAGAAAAGCCACAAAACGATGTAGTTATAACAGTATATGAAGAATTGCCAGTAGGTTATTTAATGAAAGATGAAATCTTTTTTAGATATGTTTGTGCAAAAGCAAAAACTCAATTATCTAGAGTTCTTGGTACATTTGCATTTAATTTACCTGGAGGTGTGACTATAAATTATGATTTACTTAGAGAAGAAGGTCAAAATGCAGTAGAAAAAATTGAAGAAGAAATAAAAACAGACGAAGGAATGGATTGGTTCTTCACATCCGGAAATGATAATAAATAGTAAAGGATAAATATATTATGATAATATGTGAATCTATCGTTGTGGTAGATGAAATTAAAAAAATAAAATGAGTATAATACTCTTACCAGAAAACAAATGTTAAACGATCTTTATGCAAGAAATCCACAAGACCCCAATTACATAGTTGGGCAATTAGAAATGGAGAACAGCTTAGAATTATTCAAACAGCAAATAGAAAACTGTCTATTTACCTCAAAAACTATGGTTTTGGGTAATATAGATTTTGGTGCAAGTTTAGATGAGTATATATGGTCGTTTAGTTTATCGTCTTCTGCTTTGAAGGCGGCAGTCACTCAACAAATAAACACATATTGTACATTAGGTAAATACTTTTCTTACGTAGTCGATGTCGAGTTTTTTAAGGGTACTGTTAAAGATATTGCACAAGTATCAATAGAAATAAATGGAACTGATAAGTTTTCAGTTATAGTAGGATAAAAACATAAAACATTAAATGGCATTAGGAAATACAAATAATAATTTTCTCGAAAAAAGTAAAATTAGATTTAGCGACTTAGTTAATCAAACTCAAGATTACTTAGTTAGGACTTATCAGAAGGCTAAGGCAACGTTTACGCCAGCATCTCCGTTTGGTCAAATACTTTCTGTATTACAGAATTTAACTCAAATGGTTTTCTATTATATAGAAGATGCGATCGTAGAATTAAATATATTTACTGCGTTTAAGGAGCGATCAGTATACGGATTAGCTAGATTAGCTGGACATAATCCAACTAGGGCTATCAGCGCAAGAGGTACGTTTGCAATGAATATAAAAACAGGTGCCCAAGGAGAATTAGGAATTCCTTATTTATTCGTTACTAATAATACTCGTATAATGAATGAAAACACAGGGTTAACTTATCTTGTTAAGGTAGATAATGTTCAAGGGAAAATAAAAATTGATTTGACAGTTAATGACATATTTTATTTTAGAGTTATTCAAGGTGAAGTAGAAGAACAAACCGTTATTGCAAATGGTTCTAATTTACAGAGTTATAATTTCAATTCTCCAAAATCAATAGAACAAGATAATGTTTTTGTATTTGTTAATGGTGAACAATATGGAATTGTAGATTCGCTTTACGATATGACTAAAGATGAAAAATCATGCATATTAAAAACCGGAATTAACGATGGAATAGATGTTTATTTTGGTAACGAAGATTTTGGATACGTTCCTACTAACGGATCAAATATAACTGTTGAATATATTACAACAGCAGGTATTCGAGGAAATCTTTACGCAAATTCTGATATATTAACTTGGAAATTTATGGATAAAGGTTCTAGTAATATAGGAGAAGAAGTTGATCTTAACGAAGTTTTTAATGTAAGTGTAGCAGCACCGTTAGTTTTAGGTTCTCCGGAAGAAAGTTTAGATTTAACTAGATTAATTGCCCCAAGAACTTCTAGAGCTTTAGTTCTTGCTAATTCAGATAATTATATAGCGTTTTTATCTAGATTCGATTTTTCTTATGTTAATGCATATAATACGTATGACGATGAATATCTAGATGATGACAATGTAGTTTATTTATTTTTAGTACCAAACGTTCAAAGTAAATTATCGTTAGATACTGATTATTATACCACGGCAGAAT